TGTATTGTATAAATCAGGCGCGTCGTTCACGGGCATTGAATCTACCGTTGTTTTACTATCCTGATTGTTATTAAAAGCTATTATTACTTTTTCCCCGTTAGTTCCTGTTAATTGGTTTAAAACTTGTTGCTTTATTAATAACTGCTGTTCCTCGGAAGGGACGCCATTATTAAAGTTTATTACCGCGCGCCCCGAAAACCCGTTGTTTACTTCATTCAAAAGATAGTTTGCAATAGATTCCTCTAATTCGGCGTATGCAAGCGCCCCGTAATAATCAACGTAACTATAATATTTCATTCCTACGGAATAAGGTCTAATAAACATTATTTCGATAGGTTCTTTACTACAACCAAAAGCGGGTATTCGTTTTGGCGTAAAGTTTCGTAAGTCTTGCCAGTTGTCGCAGTAATAATACGCTTCTACTTTGCCTTTTTCGTTGCATTTTTCAGCGCGTAAAAGTTGTATAGGAACGTGGTAAACCTTTGTAATTTTCTTCCTATCTTTTGAATAAATTACTTGAACAGCGCATTGACCTAATAATTTTAAATCACTTATTAAATGCCGCATACATTCTTTAGAAAACAGCGCCATCATTTGCGCGTATTCGTTAGGTTTTTTTGACGCATTTACGGCGCTTAATCCTTTGCCATAAACTAAACGTGTTATGTTATTTATAACGGCGTTATTCGTTGTTGAGTTCGTGTACCTATCAATTAAATATTGATAGTAATTATTGTCGTCGCCGTATTCAACCCACGCGTCGCGTTTAGATTCTTTTATTTCAGGTCTTGTATATTCACTTAATTTAAGAACGTGTATATTATTCATAAACTATAAATTCATTTGTTGTAGCGTTGGTAGTATATTGACCATTATTAACGCTGTATGTTACTATTGATTGATTCGTACAAAATATCCTATCTTTGTAAATTATATCCGCGTTGTTTTTAAGTACAAGGTTATAAAACCTATTTTCTATTAAATTAAAGGTTGCGGTAATCGTGTTTACATAGTCGCCCGTTGTACTCGAAGTAATACTAACTTGTACTTCGTCGTTCGTTTGGTCGTCCGTAATAAACATACCGTTGTAAGTATTGCTTTTAGGAATAAAACTAAACGTCTGCGGGTTATTACTTTGTTGTAATATAATCATATTAATATAACTACTTTCTTTGTTATTTGTTTCTTAATAAAAAAAGCCGACCCATTTACGGTATCGGCTTCACCTATGAAAAAAATAAAATTTTAATTGTAATCTATTGTAGCATTTGCGCCAGCGCCAGTTGCAAAAATAGTAACTAAAGTCGCTTCGCTTGTACAGTTAATAAAGTTTGCAGGCACTCTTTCCTGAGCCGTAAACGTCAACCCGTAGCCGTTAAAATCGCCTAACGCCGCACCGTTCGAAACAGTACCCGCTGAAACGTCTGCGCCTTGGTCTAATCCCATTAAAAAGAATTGGTCTGTCATTGTTCTTACGACAATTCTTGGTCTTCCGTAAGCCATTAATTTAATTTGCTTATGAGTTGCAACGTCTTGCTTTTTTAATTGAATTGTTAGCGTTTGTTCAAAAAACGTTGTACCGTTTTCTCTACTTGCGTTAATAGTTGTTTCAAAACTATTGTTTCCTTTTAACTCGTATTTATACATAGTTAAGGCTGCGGCTGGAGCCCAGTCTATAATTTGGTCTGTATTTGTGGCGTGGTAAGCTACATCCTCAGAATCCAAGTCGTCGTAATTAATAAAATATATTGCTTTTAGACCTGAAACCGATTCTTTGCATTGTTCTAACCTACCATTTGATATAAGGCAAGACATAATTTCTAAATTTTAAAAGTTATACAATAAATTATTAATTCGCACTGTTCACGATTCCGTATGTAACCATATCTTCAGCAAAACCATATTTAGCGTCCGCAGTAAATCGCATAATTACCCTTACGTTTTGTGAGCCGTCAAGTTCTGCCATATCAATAGTTTTAACTAAGTTCATCTCATTTAACAACCCCGTCGCAAAGTGTAAATTAGATTTAGTTGTGGCGATAGCCGTGTTTGCAGCAAGTCCGTTAGCCATAAATACTTTTATTCCATCAAAGAATACGTCGCCTAAAACTTGGTTTGTACCTTTGTTGTCGTAACCGTTAGCGCCTACACCCGCAGCAGCAAAACCACCTAAAGCGCGTACATACGCTTTGTATATGTTTTGTGAAACGTAAAGTGTTAAGTCGTCTTGTCCGTACATTCTTGCAGGGATAGCATCTACTAAAAGACCTATTTGCGCCACTACGTTTGCACTTGTTACGGAAGTTCCTGTAACTTCTTGTGCGGCAGGTAAAGCAGCATCTACAGCAATTTGCGTAGAAATACCCGCGAATTGACCCGCTGTGTTATTAACACCCGTCCAAATAGTTGTTTCCATAGCGGAAGCCACTTTCTCGGAAACGTGTGCAATTAAATAATCTGAAAATGATTTAGGGAGTTGGTCGAATGCGCTAAAGCCCATTTCAGCCGCTTGCCAAGTTGAATGAAAATCTTTTTTACAAAGTTGTAAATTCACTTGGAATTCTTCAGGTTGTAAAACTTTTTCAGTTAAAGTAATCGTTGAAGTAGCGGCAAAGTCGCAACCTGCGTTGGCAATAATGTCGTCCGTAGCCACTTTTTGAATTACTTGTTTGAACTTTACGTTCGGGTGAATAGTAATACCACCTTTTTCTAATGTCGGTGCGGACAATAAAGCCGCAGCAATGTACTTACCTGCAAACTCGCCAGCGTAAGTAGTTGTAATTGATGTTGTTGTTGGCATCTTTTTTTAGTTTTTAGTTATTTATTTAATTTGTTTAATATGTTATTCATTATCGAATTACCGCCTTTAGAACCAAATTTGTACCCTTCAAATTTTTTTACGTTTTCAGGGTTAAATACAATCGGTTCAACTTCTTCTTCGGAAAGTTCTACTTCAACTTTGCCTTCAAGTTTAGCTTTTAGTTCTTCGTTTTCTTTTTTCAACGCTTCCATTTCAGCAAAAAATGTTTCTTTAACTACGCTTTCAATAGTTTTCTTAATTGTTTGCGCGCTATTCTCGGACATATAATCTTCTTTTTTTGCTTCTTCTTCTTCTTCTACGTCCACTTTTTCTTCTTCTTTTTCTTCGTCTTTTTCTTCTTTGTCTTTCATTTCAGCAATTACGCCTTCTTCTTTAACGATAATTTTACGTCCGTCTTCGGTTTCGTATTCACCTACGGGCAAAGGAATTTTTTGTTCGTCTTCCGTTACTACCACAATTTCTTTTTCCGCTTCAAACGATTCAGCTTCTACAACGGTAATTCCGTCGTCTAATTTCATTGTTTCTAATACTACTTCCATTCCAAGAAGCGTACGAACTTTGTTTAGTATTTGATTTGTGTTCATTATAATGCAAGATTTGGTAATTGATTAATAAGTTTATCTAATTGTGTAACCTTAACTTGTGTGTTTTTTAAGATTTCATTAATTTGAATTTCATTTTGCAACATTTTTTGGGGCATTTCAACACCTAAAGCAGCTGTTTTTTCTTTTAATAATTTAATACCGTCCGCTGCTTTTTTTGCTGCTCCTAATTCTGCTCTCAAAATATCAAAAAGACCGATTAAGGGTGTACTTGCTTTATTAAATGCAGCTTTCTTTTTATCTTTAAAAGCCAATGCTATGTTAATAGCATTTTTAATATCGTCTGCTAAAGCTAACTCTACTTCGTGTTTTGCTAAATCAGTTCTTTCTTGTTGCTCTATTTGAGCAACTTTAAACATCGTAGTTTTTAGAGTATTCATATTTGTTTTTATTTATTAACTAAAATATTGTTTACTTTCTTTTTCAGTAAATCTATTATAAGTATCTAATATTTTTACTGCTTTACCAAGTTCTTGTATATTTTTAGCATTCAAACCTAATTGGTTTGACATTTCGTTAACTTGTTGTATAACAGCCGTTAATTCTTTTACAGAATTTTGAGCCTCTTTATATTTTATAGTTCCTTTCTTTCTAATATCTAAAAATGAAGTAGTTATTTTTGACAACTCATCTTGAACCAATTCTAACTTTTTTGTTTTATCTTCTAAAACTGCTAAAAATCCAGAAGCCAACTCTACTTCGTGCAAACCTAAATCAATTCTTTCTTGTTGCTGTATTTCAGCAATCTTAGACATAGTTGTTTTTAGAGTATTCATAACTTATTAACTTATTTAATTATTACTTGTTCCATTTTTAAGCGCTGTTACTTTGATTAACTAAACTGCCAACGCCCTGCGCTTGTAAACTTCCGTCGCAGCATTTAGATTTATATGTTCCGTCTTTACATAAGCAACCGCGTTTACCACCCTTCGGGCTTGTTTTACTCGGTGTAACAAACGTTGTTTTATTAGTTGTCTTTTTCATCCTTGACCTCTATTTAATTTAACGTATCTTTTACTTGTTTTTAGCTTTGAACTTTTTGAGTGTTGCTTAGGTCTTTTCTTTCGTGTTTTCCTAAGGAACACTTTTACGTTAGTTTGCTTTTTCAAGTTGTTTGTTTATTTATTTATTTCGTATTTGTTCTAACTTTCTTTGCGCCCATTCTATACCTTCGTCGCCACCCCAGCATAACCACATTAAACGACCGCATCCGTCTCCTAATTCTTTATCGGAGTTTTGTCGGTGTCGTTCAAACGCTGCCATTCTTGCAATCGTGTCTTCGCTTATTGGTTCGCCATTTGCTAATTGGTTTGCACGTTGTTTTCCTACGGCAGTTCCGCACCCGCCCCAACCGTTTTCTTCAACGTAGCGTAACGCTATCTTTGCGTTTTCACTTGCTTGTTTCGGGTAGTCCGTATAAGATTCGAGTTTTAGTAGGTTTTTAAGTTGCTGAATAATTTCTTTCTTCTTTTTTTCTTCTAAACTCATTTCGTATTTGTCAGCAAAATACCCCTCAATACTAAACCCTTTTACCTTGCCTTCTTTAACGTCTTTCCACACGTCTTCGTTGTTTACTTTCATTGAAATCATCCAAGTACCCTTTGGCAAGTCAAAACCATATAAACGGCTTTTGTCTTTTGTTTCGTCTTCTATTATCCAGCTTTCCACTACGGACATTCCGTTTAATTCTTGCTTGTGTTCGTAGGTAGCGTTATTTTGGTTGCCACGCATTAAGAATAATTCACTTGCTTTGCGTATCGTCTTTTCACTGAAATAAATATAGTATTCGTCTTTTCCGTTATGTCGGTAAATTTGTTTATTAGGAACTAAAGCAGCCCCCATTAATAAACGCTTTTCTTCGTTTATTTCTTTTAATAATATTTCGTGTTTATTTAAGGCAATAAAATTTTCTTCAATAGCAGGGCTTTTAACAATACTAACGGCGTCAATACCGCTTTGTTCGTCTTTTTCGTCTATTAATAATTCGATTATTTGCATATTACTATAACTTATAAAGTTGCATTTTGTACCCTATTTCTATCCAACGCCTGCGCGCTCGTAACTTCGCCGCTAACTACATACGCTTGCACAGGTACGTTTTGTAATTGCGCTAATTGATTTACACCGCTTGAACCTATCGTGTTAAACTGCGGTGCTGAAACGTTTGTCCCAGCCGTAGCGTCGGGGCTGTTTTGATTTGTACTTTGTTCCCCGCCGTCAAATTTTGTTTTCGCAATAGCAGCTATCTGTAAAGCACCCATTGTACCCGCCGCAATACCAAACGGAATACCAAAAGGAACTCCACCGCCGTTTTTTACGGAAGTAATAATATTTGACGCGGTGTCCACAACTACTTGAGAAATTCTTAACGCCTTGTCCCTTTCAAACATTCGTTTGCGTATTTTCTTTTCTTCTGCGCTTCCCTTCTCTACTTTCTTTAATCTTTCGTCATCGCTTGCGTTTAATAAACCATTTAAAGACGAATAAACATCAACAAACGTTTTAGCGTATTTTAAAATTATCTCAGCTTTACCTTCTAAATCTTCTAAATCTCGCTGCTTTTGTTCTTGTCGTAATCTTGCTAATTCACCTTGAACATATTTTTCAGCGTCTATTTCTTGTTTGCCTGTTTCTAATCTTTTTATAGGTAATTTTTCTAAATGTATTTGGTCGTCCCTATCGCTCCTATCTCTAAACTCTTTTTTAACGTCTTCTATTTCTTTGCTATATTTGGCTTCAATAGCCGTTTTTAGTTCGCCTGCTTTTTTTCCTTTTTTGTCTATTTGGAAAATTTCGTTGTCGCGCTCCAATTCTAACAGTTTTATTCTCTTGTCCATTCCGTCTTCCATCGCGTTAATCTTTTCTTTCTCAACTTGATTAGTATAGTCTGCTATTAATTTGGTAGACGTTCCTGTTTTTTTATTAAAATTACCCATTTTACCTTGTAACTCTAACAAAGTTGCTGCTAAGCTTGCAAATTGAGAATCTAATTTTCCTATTTGGTCTGTAATTTTACCCGCTTGTGCAATAGTTTGACTACCTTGTTTATTGTATGCAGTGTTTTGGTTTTCAGTTATTGATTTTGTTTGGTAATTCAAACCTGCTAACGCATCAGTTTGATTGTTTATAGCCCCTAAACTTTGGTCTATAATACTGTTAGTCTTTTTTTGTTCTTTACCTACATTTTGGAAAATTACTGCATTACCTACATTTAGTTCTTTAAGTTTTGTTTCTAATTCAAAACGCTGTTGCTGAATATTAAATAATTGCTGTTCTATTACTTGTGATTGTATTTTAATGTTTTGATATTTTACAAAATCTTGGACAGATTTATTAATTTGGTCTTGAAATGCCGCTTCGTTTTTTAAATTTTTTAAAGTAGTTCCATATTGTGCATTCATTTGATTTACAAGTTTTTCCCTATCCTTAGAACCTGCATTTGTTTCTTTCAAAGCATTTGCCAATTTAAAAAACTCAACACCTTCTTTTGCTGCTCCATCAACAGCACTTTTTTGTGCTTGTAAAACAGCATCTTCACGAGCTTTAGCCGCTTCCATATTTTTCTTTTGTGCTTCGGTATTTGCGTTTGTTTTTCCTGTTAATTTATCCCAATTAGCAACAGCTAAAGCTATACCTGTAATTACTAATCCTATTCCTGTAAGTGCAAATGCTTTACCTGCAGCTGTCATTCCTTGAAATGCGGTAACGGCTGTTTTACCTAAACCTAAAACCCTTGTGTTTAGTGTATTAAATGCCCTACCTGCATCCTCTAATCCTTCCAATCCTTGAGACAAAGCCATCGCTGCCTGAAGTCGCACCATTGTTTCTTGCAACTTTTCACTCTCGACACCAGTTAACGCGACAGCACCTTCGACCGCACTAAACCCACTTGCAACCGCACCTAATGCTTTGCCCGTTGCTGTAAAAACCCCTTCACCTTTAAATGACGCAATCGCATCGTTTGTGTCCTCGATTTGGTCTTTAAGTTGAGCCGCACGTCTTGCTGCTTCAGCCGCCTCTTGAGACGTTTCACCATACGCTTGCGCTAATCTTTGAACTTCTTGGACAGCTTCTTTATATTGCGTTTTTAAAGACTTTACATTGTCCTGTATTTCTAAGTTAATTGTCCTTGTTTCTGCCATTTCGCTTTTGGAGTTTTATTGTTCTTCGTCTTTTTTCAAGTTGCCAAATTCCTTTCATATCCGTAGGAATAGAATACAACCCTTTCGCTATATGTATATTCTCAGACGCTTGGTAAAATTCGTCTAATTGTAACATTGTAATTATGTTTTTTATCATATCTGTAATATTATTAATGAAACCGCTTGCGAACTATCTAAAAACGTGTATTCAGCTTCTACGGTTATAACGTTTACTTCGTACGCTTCGCCTATTATATCGACGTATTCTTCGCCTATTAAAAAATCATTGTTTTCAGCTACTATATTATCCATTGGCGTTGGCGTTACTGGCACGCATATTTCTACGGCTTGACTTGCCGTTATGGTGCTTGGCGTTATTGTTACTCCCGCCGTAGCGCACGTTAAATCGCATTGTGTTGCTCCGTGCGGTAAGTTTATTGTCGCTTTTATACACTGCGCTTGCCCGTCTAATTCGTAAGGTTTGTTACCATTTATAACACCCCCGATAATGCTTCTGAAATCTAAGTATAAAACAAAATTAACTTCGCCTGTTGTCAAATTGCTTTTCATTTCGTTAATAATATACCTTTTGTCGCGTATTATTATTCGGTCGTTAAGCTGTAAATTAGTCAGTAAGGAAACGGGTAAAATAGTTTTGACATACACAATCCTGTTTTTTAAATTGTATAGGTTAGATAAATACGGAAAATAATACGTTGCATATAAACCGTATTGTATTGTTTCGTTATGTATTATGCTGTTATCAGCCCCAAAATTTAAACTAAATTTAGTACCGTTATGCGTATAATCTTGTCCGAATAACATATATTTGCTTATAGGTTGCGTAGTAACACCATCGTTAAATGCAATATCCTCTGCTAAAGTATCTGACATACCGTATTGATATAACAAACAAGGTTTTGGAACGTAGCTTTGATAATTCGCGTCCAAAAAATATCCTAATATTGCGTAATCTCCAAACGGGTCTGTGGCTCGTGTAAATAACAAATTTTCAAACGGACTTTCAATAATGTATTCTTCTCCGTCGTAATCAAATTGATATTCTACATTTCCATAATGTAAGCCGTTAGTAGCAAAGTAATTTTTATTCGTAAAACTTTCCGATTCCTGATATTTAAAAGCTATTTTTTTATACAACTTTATTCTTTCAATGTCTATTGAATTTATATCCGTGTATTCGGTTATATCTACTAAAGCGCCTTGACTGTACCAATCGTCTAAAGGTAAAATTTCGTATATATTTTGTTCTGTTGAAACGCAAGTACAATTAAATTCTTTTAATACGCCTGCAAAAAAATCTGAAATTTTCATATCAGGTACATAGGCATTTAAATTAATGTTTCCGCTTATTGTAATAGGGTATGTTTGTATCGTACATAATGAACCAAATTGAGTAAAAAACCCGCCAGTATATTCAACGCTTAATATAGTGTAATTTATTGCCATTGTAATTACCATTGCATCCGTAGCCTTTACTTTAAAAGAAATAATTGTATTTAAACCTGAAGTATTACCAATTTCAACTTTACTACTTGCTATTCCTACTGCGCTTGTTTGTATTGTTTGATAAAAATTACCGTCTTGGAAAACGTCAATATAAATCGTACCCGCCGCACTCATTGTTAAAATATTAAATTCTATTTCGTGCATATAAATTTCGTCCCAAAAATATTGTATATTAATATTACTATTAATTAAACTTACAAACGTATGCGCTTGCGGTAAACCAGTAACCCCATATAAAGGGTCTGTAAAATTTGCTTCACTTATGAATGTCACGGCTTGGGCTTCGGGAATAATACTAAAAGCGTTTGAGTTTTTACATTGTAAATACAAATTATTAAAACGGTCGTCCTGTAATATTGCACCATTAAATTGTACGATGTATTTTTGTGCAATTAATTCAAATAACCTTACAACTTTAATAGCGGGAAACAACTCAGTGTATTGTATTTTATGGGTATTTTTTGTAATGTCATTTGCACCGTTATCGTTATATGTCCATAACCTTGTATTTGCTATTAAAGGAAAACGTACGTCGTAATCTGAAGAATCTATTATCCTATTTAATACTTCCGTTCCGTCGTAAGGAAAAGTAAAATCGTTTAACTCTAATAAATTTAATTTATCTTCTCCGAATTTATCTTTTAAACTTTTTAGTTCGCCGAAAAAACCTATTTGGTAATTATCTACATAACCGTTTTTTATATTTGATTTTTCTAAGCGTATTTTACCACGCCTAAAAAAAGTTAAATCAATTTCGATATATGCGTTGCGGTTCGTATTGTGGTTTATTAATGAATCGCCTGTTAATACGTCTCCGACATCGCTTTGATAAAAGTGTTTAAATATGGCGTTGTTAATCGTTGAAGCAGGAACGGTAAAACTTTGCGAATAATCGGTAAAAACTTTGCTTATGTCAAATATGTTTTGAATACTTGAATTTACGTTTATTTGTTCGTCTTGGAATAGTTCTATTTGTTCATAGTCGCCTGATTCAAAAATAGGTTCAATCCATAAACTAATTTTTCTTTTCATTAAATTACATTATTAATAAGGTCGTAAGCAAAATTAAATTCTAATTGATAGTTAATTAATTTTTGGTTTATATGTTTGAATAATTCAGTTCCTTTTGTGTTTAAAATAGCAGGGTAATTATTTACTAATATTCTTTCGCTTAACATTAATTGTTTTAGTAGTTCGTTGTAGCTTTCGTTTACCCAGTCGGTATTTACTTTAATCGTCTTTTTGCCGTTTGCGTTGAATACTTTGCGTTGCCCTTCAAGTGTATTGTAATTAGCGTAATCGCTTTGCAATAAATTGTATTCCGTGTTTTCTATTGATATTGAATTATTTGAAGCAGCATAAAACCAAGTACGTTGCCAGCATCCGTATTTATTTACAAAATCACAAACGACTGGCTCATACCTACAATTTAAGTAAGGCTTAAAATAAGCAGTCCATAAAACAGCATCAGCCGCGTCTAATATTTCTAATTTATTTCCTGAATCGTAATAAGCAGTATAAACGCGCAAAACGTCTCTTAATGAATTATTTGGAAGCCCTTGCGTTTGCGTTGCCCCTGAAACTAAATTTGTGTATTTTGCTTTATATGAAGTTCCCGTTTGTACCATAATAAAACCGCCCCTGTAATCTTCATTCGTTGAC